GATAAGGGAGTATATGTAAACTTTTTTGCCTATTTCCGGGGTTGAAGTATGGCGATTATCGGCAATTAGAGCGGATTAAAAAAGGTGTAAAAAATGTCTGATTCAAAAATACTTAATAACCGGGATGATATTTGCACATTTCTAAAGATCGGTAAAGCGATTTTTTATCAATTGGTGGCCCAGGGCCTTCCGGTCAAAAAGGTTGGCCGGGCCTGGTATGGCCATTCGGATGTTCTGGAAAAATGGTTCAAGGATTTTGTCGAACCGCCGGGATCCGGATCATCCGGTTCGACCGGTCAGCAACCGGAAATGTCAGATTAACGAAACCCCCATGGGTCCCATTGGGACTCCCAATATATTGTAACTGACAGACGGATAGTTTTTTTGCTATTTCAGAATTTTAATTTCAAAATTTTTTATAAAATTTTTTTTCAAAAAATCCATTAAAAAATACCTTGTCAAGGATTTTTTTTGTCCGTTTATGAACCGTTACTGTCTTTTTAAAGTTCCTTTGTGTCCATTTGTGTCCGCTTAAAAATCCCCTCCAAAATGCCGTGATATATTTTTATCTGAATAAAAGGATTTATACATGGCATCCCCGAATAAAATCGAACAGTACAACCTTCAAATCCTATGTTTGGAATTAAAAAGCCAGGGATACAATCAAGACGATATCGCCCAAAAACTCTCTGCTGAACTTCAGGGGAGCCGCGAGATTGATGACAGTATCAGCCAATCTGCAGTGCAGCGGTTTTTAAAAAAGATCAAGGATCAGAGAAGCGAGGAAGCCGGCGAGATCGTGAGGGGTTATACACAAGCCGCTGTTCCCAGAGATTTGGAACTCATAGAAGAGGTTCAAAACTTTCTTTTAAGTATCAAGCGCAACGAAGAGACGGATCCTGAAACCGGAGAAGTCAAAGATCTTAAAATCAATATTAGAGATAGAATATACGCGGCGGTCAGTCTGGCCAGGGTAACATTCGATAAGTTGAAAAACCTAGGTGCGCTGGATCCCCCCGAAACAGGTGAAACTGGAGAAAATGGCCAGCCTAATACCGGATCACCCGCTGTACCGACCGGATCCAATGTACGATCAATTTCTGAGCGATTTGGAATCGGTGCCGGAAAACAAACAGCGTGAAATTCTACGCGAGGTTGTCAAAAATGATCTTTATTTTCTTGCAAAATACATTCTGGGGCATTGGTGGATCTGTTGGGAACCCCATAAAGCATTTTGCGAAGAAATCGAAAAAGACATCAATCTTACCCTTTATTTACTCCCGCGTGGCCACTGTAAAACACAGATTTATAATACCTCAGATACCATACGCCAATATCTTAAAACACCTTCCGAACCTATTGGTATATTTTGCGACCAGGCAAAAAAAGCCAAATGGAAACTTAGGCCCATACGGAATCAGTTCCAGAAAAACCAAACCCTTAAATGGCTGTTCCCGGAACTTTTCTTTCAAAATCCCAAACGTGAATCCGACAAATGGACCGATGAAGAGCTTATTCTTAAAGTCCATGACGGTGGACAGGAACCTTCCATCGGTGCTTATGGAATGGATAATATGCCAACCGGTCTTCATTTCCCAAGAATCAAGGGTGACGACCTGGTTACTCCGGAAACGGTTACAACTGCGGACCAGATCAACAAAACACGGCATAATTACGGAACCATCCGATCATCAATTCTTTATCCGAACGGAAATATTCAAATATGCGGCACGATATATGACGACGGTGATCTTCATAGGGAAATGGAAGAGTCCGGAGAATACCAGGTCTATAAACGTCCGGCGGAATGGTTGGAAGATATTGACCGCGGCGTCAAACAGCGGCGGACATTGTGGCCGGTTCAATTCGGCCCTGCTGCCCTGGATAAAATCAAACGGGATCCGACCGTCGGGCTTTATATCTATTCCTGTCAATATCTTCTCGATCCGGTACCGGAAGATGAAAACGCCTTTTTTCAACTCAAATGGTTTGGCCGTTATACCAAACTCCCCCGGCGGCTTAATATGTTCGCTGCTGCGGATCTTGCCATATCTGAAAAGAAAACTGCTGCCGAGACTGCTATTGTCGTCGGCGGTGTAAATACTTATTTCGATCTTTTTATTATCGATATCATCCACGGGCATTGGGATGCTTTGGCAATTATCGATGAGATGATTGAGGTTCAGCGGAAATATAAACCGGGCATATTTACAATTGAAGCTGAAAACATTCAACGAACGATAATGCCGTTTTTAAAAATAAAGATGCGGGAAACCGGATACTTTATAAACACGGATCCCCGGATGCCCAAGGGCGATAAGGTCGCAAAGGCCAGACCAGCACAGGGTAGGGCTAAAGAGGGCGCGATTTATTTGCCGAAAAAGGGATTGGATCAACCCGAATGGTTATCACATGCAGAATTACAGATCAGAAGATTTCCGAAGGGCAAGGATAAGGATATTGTCGATTCGCTGTCTCTGCTTTGTCATCAGCTGGCCGAACAGTGGAGGCCGGCAACGCCGGAGGAAATGGCGGAGCGGCAAAGAGAAGAATATGTACCCTTAGACGCAACAGTGGGGATGTAAAAATGAAACTTATCGATATGAAGATCCCGAAAAAGACGAAGAAGCAGTTGAAGGCGGATATGTCTCCATCGATCGAAGCCGGTGACCGGGAGCAATATCCCTGGGGGCTGCGGCTGAGTTTTAATAAGAAGGAAATCGATAAACTTCCGGACTTAAAGAAAGCGATTGCCGGCGCAAAGATTAAGATCGCGGCGGTCGGTAAAATCATCGAGATCCGGACTACCGACGCGGAAAAAGGTCGGGAACGGCACAACGTCGAAATCCAGATCCAAAAGATCGGATTCGAGGATCAATCCAAAACCAAAGAGCAGATTTTTGAGGAGGCCATAAAATGACACCTGTTATTCCAGTGGAAGCACTTCCGGCTGTATTGGCGCTTGATCCCATTGTGATCGCTTTCGTCAAAAACAACCTGGTAACCATCGGTTTATTTCTTGGATTTTTAAAAGGACTCGCAAAAATCACGCCGGGAACTACGGATGATAAGATTGCTACGCTTTTAACAAATCTTTTTAATTCGGTAAAACCCGGAAAAAATAACGGCGGCACAAATTCCAAACCAACAAAAGGAGAAATTATCCATGAAAAAACAGCTTAATTTTATTCTTATACTCTCACTGCTTTTTGCTATGGCGGCATGTACCAAGCAGCAGCTTGTTCTTCAGCCAGACCAGGAAAAAGACCGGGCTTATTATGAGGCTTTAAGCACTTTCAACCAGGCCGACAGGCAATTTACCCAAGCCCTGGTTAAATACAATACCTGGTGTGAAAAGCCTGAGTATACGGCGGCATGTACCAAGACTGATCCTTATTGGCATAAAGCCAATACAGTTCTTTCCACCTGGGAGGAGATTGTCGAATCAAGAAAGCAAGACACCACTGCCCAGGGCAACTACCGGGATGCGCTGAAAGCGTTGAAAAGTAAGGTCCTGATGGAATTGCCAAACTACCAATGGTGATGACGTTTAAATAACTTTTAAAATTGAAAGGTAAAAAACAATGACACCTTTAGAAGAAAAACTCGCAATGGTCGGCGTGGATCTCGTTTCAGATTATTTGATTGATCTTGCCTTCCGATATCAATCGAAAGGTATCGAAAGTATAACGCCTGATGAAATTTTGGCGGAGGCAGAAGAACTGAAGAAATTACGATCTTCGGAAATCCAAAAGGTCAAAGACCGGATTAAAGCTAATACCGATGTGGCAGAAAAAACGGAATAGCCCTGGTCAGGATCCTGTGAGGAAAAGCAAATGAAAAAAGCGGATAATTGTAAAAGTTGTGCGAATTGGAGTGAAACCGGCGAACGCATCGTTGACATCAAGGGGAACAAGATCCGTTTCCGGCCGTGCAGATCTCCCCAGGTGGACGGACTTCGCAAGAAAGAACAAACCGTTGATACACGGGTTATGGCCATGTCAAAGGCAATACATCCACTTTTAACACACGCTAAATTCAGCTGTAATTTACATACAAAGAAAAAATAGGGGGTAAAGCATCATGGCCGGTTCAGAGGTTACCCAGGATAGAGAGGAACGCGATGGTATTGTCGATATCACTTTGAATTGGACCGCCGACGATACTGACGGCAGCGTACCTGAGACAGTCATTGATTGGCCGATCGATGGCATTTTGTCTTACGTAACGACAAACCCAGGCGCAACGGCGCCTACGGATCTATATGATATCGTTCTTGAGGATAAGGACGGTGTTGATGTGATGGGCGGAGCGCTTGGCGATAGGGCAACGGCTGTAAGCGAAGTGGCCTATCCCAAGGAACCGACGCCGGCGGTAAATTTGAGCGGTGTGCCCGTATTGGGTCAATTGACATTCAAGCTAACAAACAATGCTGTTAATAGTGCCGTTGGTTCAGCCAGGTTAACCATTAAAAAGGCAGGGTAATTGTATGTTTGAATCTCTTGTTAGAATAGGCGATGAAAATCAGATCTTGAAGGATCTATCCCAAGAGCATCGAAAAATTATTCACGGCGCTTTTTACAGGGCTATTAGAGAAATAACCGGCAAAGAGCCGGACCAATTGGATATGGCCAAACACGCCGGCATAGAAAGCTTCGAACATATGAATTATGTGGAGTATGTTTATAAAAAGCAAGTGATTTTAAAGGTCTTCATGCCGACCTTCAAAAACGTCGATGGTAAAACAATATTGAATCAGCAAGTATTAGAGGTATGGAAAACAAATGCCAGACACCGGAGAAATTAAACTTGCAAAATACATCGTCGATGATCTGTTTAAATGGTTCAAGGATGAGCGCAACAGTCAATTAGAACCGGTTTGGCGTCGAAATTACGATGCGTTTCGGGGCAGATACGATTCGGCGGCATTGAGGAAATGGAAAGCTACCGAAGGTCATGGGTGGAGAAGCCGGGTATTTGTTCGCTTGACCAAGCAAAAGGTCGTTACCGGATTTAACCAGGTCATGTCTATTATGCTCCAGGAGGGTAAGATACCCTGGGATATCCAGCCATCAACGATGCCGATGAATCAAGCCGGTGCTGTTTTAGATCCTGCTTTTGCAAAAGAGCGCTGCGACCGTATGCGCTTGCAGATAAAAAGCGATTTTGCCCATGCGAAAGCGGACCGCGTTTTTATGAGTTCCGGACTTGAAAAAGCGCTTTATGGTTTATCCTGGTTAAGGGGTCCGGTGTTACGACCGTTTAACGGCATGTCGGTTCAGTTTGGTGTTCCGGGTTTGAATCAACTCTATTATTCTCCCGAACTTTTGCAGCAGTTTGGGCGGCATACCATGACACCGAATAAAGTATATCGCCCGGTGGTCGAAAATCCCGGTGTGTGGAATGTATTCTGGGATCTTGAAAACCCGGATCACAACAAGGGCCATGGTATTGTCGTCAGGGATATGATGTCAAAGGGCCGTTTTTTAGCTCTTGCCGATGTAAACGGTTATGACAAAGCCGCCATTAATCAGATTGCCGCTGAATTCAGGTCTGAAGACGATGGGTCCGGTGAAGACGACGATTCTTTCGGTCCGGATCGTGAAAAATTTAATAAGCGAAAACGCATTATACCGGTTTTTACTTTTTATGGCCGGGTACCCAGAAAATATTTGATTGGATATGAAGGAAAGGCAAAGACGCAAATCCGCGGCTTATCTTCAAAAAGCGATCGTGAGGTAGAAATATTTTGTGTTGCAGCCAAGGCCAAAAACGCCCGGATCATACGAAAACCGGTAATCAATCCTTTTCCATACAGAAACCTATACCTTGCAAAATGGGAAGATTTGCCATTAGAAGCCGGCGGCGTCGGGATCCCGGAAAATATAGAAGACTCCCAGATGATCATCAACGGACTCACCCGCTCCATGCTCGATAATAAGGCGTTGTCATCCAATTTGCTCTTAGCCTGGAACCCCCGGCGATTTGCCCCAGGGCAGAACAAAACCCTGTATCCCGGCAAAACATTCGAAGTTGAAGAAGGTTCTGAAGATGTTCGCAAGGCTTTGGATTTCTTTTCGCCTCCGGACAATACCCGCGGAACCCCCGAAATGATCAATTTGTTCCGCGAATTAGCAGACCATGAGTCCGGCATATCGAGAAACATGGAAGGCCAGGTTGATTCCAAAGACCGCCGAACGGCCTATGAAATGTCAAAGCTTGCCGAGGGTGGGAATAAAATGATCGGCGGAACGATCCGTAATACCGACGAAGGACATACCGAACCGATGGTATTGGGACATTATCATTATCACATGATCACCAATCCGGATGAAGGAATGAAGGGCGATTTTTCTCCGGTGGCCACAGGCTACCAGACATTTTTGGACCGGTCAAAGAGATCACAGGATATTTTATCTTTGTTGCAGCTTTCATTGAGCACCCAATTTACGGCACAGTTTACCAAGGTCCTGCCGTTTTTAAGAGAGTTGGCCAAAACCAGGGATCTGGATCCGGACAGATTCTATCCGTCTGACAAAGAACTCAAAGAAGAGGCCGATGAAGTTGCAAAACTGCTACCGCAACCTTGGATGCAGGAACCTTCAGTGCCTATGCCTGGACAACAATAACTATGGGAAATGTAAAAACAGGACCGGCTGTTGATGAAGAAGAAGCCCACCAATTGGCGTCATTGATGCGGGATCCGGGCTGGCCGCGATTTAAAGAATACCTGACCCGGATCCAGTTGGCGGCATTTAATAAACATATGCGGCTGGGTCAGGGTGTTGAAACAAACGGATATTATAAAGGGGTTTGGAACCTGGCAAACGATTTAATCCATTTAGATGTAGAAATTGGAAAGCAAATATTTTCTGAAACCGACAAAGAACAAGGAGATCCCGGACTATGAACAAAAAACGATTTACAATTATTGGATTGGCAATATCGATATTGCTAATTGCTGCTTTGGCATTTGCCTTCAGCACCCGGCAAGAAAACGTGTGGACTGCACTTCAGTATTTTGAGCAGGGATTGAAGATTACCGGCGGTCCGTTTGAATGCACCGCGGATCAGATCAAACAGTCCTGGTTTAACCGGCGGTTTACCCTGGAAGAGTTTGAAAACAACCCGGTCACGGCGGGCATAGAAGGCGGTGCTGCGACCGGTGTAGCCGGTGATGAAAACGTCATGGCATTTGAGGATAATATTTTTGAGTATCACATCCTGGGCGCCGGCCAGACAAAGCTGGCACCGATCTTGGCCGCCGGTGGATTGGATATCGCTCTCGACCTGGGCGCGGATGAAGGACTTGAAATCAGCCAGGGGATAACGGCCCGGTCCCGGTCCGCGTTCGTGATCGGCACGGATGCATTTTATTTCAAGGCGACGTTTTACATTACCGATATTACCGGCACGGATGATTGTGCCGTGGGTTTCCGGACCGCCGAAGCGTATCAGGCCAATATCGACGATTACAACAACATGGCCGTTTTAAATGTGATCGCCGGTGCTATCACTATCGAAACCATCGATGACGATGCCGCGACGGTTCCGACCGACACCACCGATACTTGGGCGGATCTCGCAAGCCACACTTTGGCGGTTTATGTGGATGTCAACGGCGTGGTGACCTATACGATCGACGGCAGCGCACCGACAACCACGGCCGCGTTTACATGGGATGATGGTGATACGGTTGTGCCGTTTTTCTATTTTTTACATACCGGAGATTTTGCGGAAGCAACCTATCTTACGTCCTGGGAATGCGGTCTGCAGTAAATAATATATTTGGCCCTCGCTAAAACAGATTACCGGATACGGCCTGTTTGGGCGCTGGATTACCCAAGGAGAATCTTGAAACATGAAGATTAAAAACGAAGATTCCGCCGATAAAGGCGGAGGTTCAGAAGACGCCGGCGGCGCAGAAGAATTTACTCAAGAAGACGCTGAAGCGGCTTTTGCCGAAGGTCTTGGAGAGACGGCCCCTGAAACACCGGACGGGACTACCGATGCTGCGGCCCCTGAAGGTTCAGAGATTACCGACGATGCAAGCCAACCGGGTGCGGCAGGAACAGAAACACCCGGAGAGGAAACTAAGGACGGTGATGAATCCTCTAAAAAGCCCACTTATGAAGATCTTGAAAAACAACTCAAAGATACTCAAACCTGGGCGCATGGCTTGTCTGAGACCGTTGTCGAATTGAAAAAGAAGGTTGACGCACCGGATCCGAAAGGGACCAAACCCGGAGAAACGGGCCAAGACGACGATGATATGCCTGAAGACATAAAGTCGTATCTTGACGATTATCCGGAGGCAAGAAAAGCTTTTGAATATCTGGCAAAAAAGCAGCTGGGCGGCATGGGTGCCGATGAAATTAAAACCACGGTTACATCGATCCAGGGTCAGCTTAATCAGGCCAATTTTGAAAAATCAGTTGTAACCGGTTTTATGGGTGAAGGCAATCAATGGGTAGACGGCCATCCGGATGCCTATAAAATCATGTCAACCCCTGAATATGGCGCCTGGTTTAAAGCCGAGTCCCAGAAGGATCCGACATTGGGGAATATTTCAGATCCTTCCGATGCTATTGCCGTGTTAACCCGCTATAAGACCGCCCTGGCCAAATCCGGCGCGGCTGCACATGACGCCAATTTAGGCGGCGGCATGGCGCAGGATGTGACGGATATGGCCGCGGCCGCGGTCGAAACCGGAGCGAATGCCGGTCCAACGGATAAGCCTAAAACAGACGAGGATAAATCACCAGAGGAAATATTTGATGAACATGCAAAGTAATAAGGAGTAAAGCCATGTCCGAATTCACTCATTTTGGTGATATTTCTCCACGTACCAATTTTGCCGCCTGGGGCAAACTGCTCAAACGTACCGTACCCGGCATTGTTGTTGAGCGAAGCGCCCAGACCAAACCCATGCCGAAAGGCAAAGGCAAGGTGATGATCTTCCGGCGGTATCTGGCCCTTGCAAGGGCTAATGCGCCATTGTTCGAAGGCGTAACCCCTCCGGGTACAAAACCGACGTTTGTCGATGTTCAGTGTACCCTTGAACAATACGGGGATTGGATCGGGATCACCGACGTTATTGAAGATACCCATGAAGATCCGATTTTGGCGGAATTCAGATCCTTGCAGTCACGACAGATGCGGGAAACGAGAGAAGACCTCAATATCGGCATTCTGAAAGGCGGAACCAGTGTTACATATGCAAACGGAACGGCCCGAACGGATGTCAATACATTTTTCACCCGCGGCGTTTTAAAATTAACGATCAGAAGTCTCCGGGGATCCAATGCCGAGTATTACATGGAACTTTTGTCTGGAGAACCCAAATACGGGACGGAGCCGATCGGTGCGGCATTTCTTGGATACGGCCATACTGACATCGAGGCGGACCTTACCGCGATCCCCGGGTGCACCAAGGTCCAGAACTATCCGGATCCAAGCAAGGCACTACCGTATGAAGTTTGTTCTGCTGAGAATATTCGATTTTCGTTAACCACCATGTTTACACCCTGGGCGGATGCCGGCGGCGCCAAGGGTGCCATGCTGTCCACGACCGGCGTAAGTGCCGATGTTTACCCGGTCCTCGTTGTTGCCCCGGACGCCTGGTGTACGGTACCCCTCCGGGGTGTAAATTCCGGAAACATTGCTGTTGTCAATCCAAAGCCTCGGGGCGGCGATGCTTTAGGCCAGCGCGGAACGTTGGGTTGGAAATACTGGCATACAGGGTGCATCCTGAACGATGATCTGCTGGAAAGACTTGAATGCGCCGTAACCGCAAATCCAAACTAATACTTTATAAAAGTTTAGGGTTCAGGGTCTAAAACCCTGAACCTTTAATCATTAAAAACAAGGAGTATGACATGGAAAACAGTGCTGTAGTTCATGGAACCTGTGACGGCACCGGCGCGGCGATCAATGTTTGCCTGGGGTTTATCCCCCGGCATGTAAAGGTGATCAACGCTGAAGACGCCGGTACTCTCACGCCAGAAGTGGAATGGACCAAGGGAATGAAGGTTATTTCTGCTATCGATGAAGGGATAATGCTCGAAGGCGCCGATGATGCGGATCGTCAGTTACTCGATACCGGCGGGATCAGTGAATACCCCGGCGGCGATGAAATCGTTTTTGACAGTGCATCCGGCGGATGGGTCGATAATTTAACGGATCTCACCGCAAAAGACGAGGTTTATGTCAACGGCCATTACGAAAGAGCTGTATCCACGGATCCGGCCTATCAGTGTTATGGCGATTCTGTTGATGCCAATCCCAGACACGGCATGAAGGTAAAGACGCCTCCGGGGTTTACCATTGGAACCAATGCCGATCTTAATGTCAACGGTGAGCAGCTGCTCTGGATTGCCACCCGGTAAAAAAACAGAAGATCAGAAGGTAGAGAAGGTTGGTTCTTTTCCTTCTGGTCTTCTCAACCTGTTTCGAAAGGATTTTTAAAGATGACAGACAATGCAGACAAGGAAGATCCTAAAACGAACCCGGCAAAGAATCCGCCGAGAGAATTTGCTATTATTAAATTTCCCGGCAAAACACGCAAGCATGATCCGACCCGGATCCCCGTTCGGGTTGGTGGCGAAAGAATGCTAATGAAGCGCATGGAATTTATACCCATACATGTGAAATTCATCAAGGCATTAAGAAATGCAACCGAACCGGTCGTTGAAGAAGAAGATTCCTCCGGAGATGCGATAGATGCCGTTCGCCGTCGAAAGGTTGTGGACCATGCCCCACGTTTTCCGTTTGAGCTTGTGGGCTGGATAGTCGAGAAAGACTATAAAAAACTACGGAAAATTGCACTAAAACAAAGCATTACGCAAGCAGAGGTTGACAAGGTAATATATGGCTAGTCCCTATGCCAGAACCGTATTGCAAATTTTAGACGATACCCTTCGGCTTTGTAATGATTTCCGGGCTTCCGGATCAGACGGTAAAAAATGGTCCTGGGAAGAAGCCCAAACCGCTTTAAAAGATACGGTTTTGGATATGGTTCGACGAACGGGAGTATTAAAGGCTGTTCGGATTCTTCCTTTGCAGGAAGATGTGGCCATTTATGATCTGTTCGGTGATTGCATCCGGATATTACGGGTCGGGATCCACGGCCTATCCGGTACCGTGGTCTTGCCGCGGTCCATGGCTGAATATGATCGTTCAGGCCGCGGCATGGTGGAAGAAGGTTTTCCGCGAGAATTTTTCAAGGATAATATCGATTTCGGTAAGATCGGATTTTACCCGACGCCAAGCGCGGACGGATCGAGTTTTACCCGTGATAGCGATTACGGTCTTTTACGGCGGGTTGTGGATGAAGACGGCAATGTTTTGCCTTATGATGCCAACCTGGCTTTACGGCGAATATCCGGGGTGCCGTTTACCCGGACCGGCGACGGCCAAATTATCCGGGAGATTATTTCACCGTATGGGAACATCATGCTGACGTTCGTGAGAGCGCCGGAGTTTCCGGATAACCCGAATCAGTATATCGATAGCGAAATACCGGAGTATATTCACAAGGATTTAAAATACGGTGTTGCCGACCGGCTGTTGACCGGATCCCGGCTCAGGGTCCATCAAGTCAAAAAAAAGAAGTTCGGTCCGAAATGGTACGGTGTTGTCAAGGATATTCAGCATATCGCCGAGCATAAAGGGCCGCTGGATGACACGGGGATCCCCGGCGGCGGTGTGGCCGGTTCAATGAGCGGCGAACTGTTTGATTACCCGGATGAATAAAAATGCTTCTGTCAGAATATAGAAAAGATCGTGATGCACTTTCCAGGAAGGCGCTTCTATTGACCGGGGATCCCCTGGGCGAACGATGGAGTTTAACCCGAGCGGCACAGGCATTGAATGACGTTGTTCTCGATTTTTGCTTGAAGACGCGGATGATCAAAGAAGAAATCAATGTTCAGCTGAAAAAGAGTGTTCACGAGTACGATATCAAAACCCGTGTTGAAGAAGACGGCACGTTGCGCTTTTACGGATATCCGACCAGGTTGGGATTCAACGGGAACAACAATCCCGCAATGTGGCCGACGGCATTGCTGGCCATCGATCTTCTTGGATATCCTCAAACCGCCGGGACCAATACGCATCAGTGGCACCTGGATAGCGTCAGTCCGGGAAAGGTGATTCTGTTCGGTCCGCCGGCGGAAGACGGCGAGGCATTGCCTTCGGAAGAAAACAACATGCAAGTGACCTATATCGCACTTCCGACGTACATGAGCGCCGGAGATGCTTTCCCGGATACCAAGATCCCGGTGATTTCCTACGAGGCGTTTCCATACGGAACGGCTTCCAGGCTTTTGGATGAAGGCGATGAACAAGATTTGCTGAAATCCTTTGAAATGGATTTCATGTACCGGAAATGGACACTGGAAGCAATTGCCGATGAATATCGAAATTTAACTGTATATGACGATGTGAGGCCAGGATAACCATGAAAAAAAGTATGAAAATGATCAGCCCAACAGGATTAGGCATTAGATCGGACGGCGGCGGCGATGGACATTTCGGCGCACCCAGGACAAAAACAAAAAACAAAAAGCCCTTTCATTACGAACATAAAGGCACTGACTTTTTATGCAAACCCGGTCAAGATGTAGTTGCGCCGGTGTTCGGGAAGATCGTGCGGATTGCCTACCCGTATCCGGACAAAGAATACAGCGGCCTGGTGATCGATGCGGATTGGATTAAAATCAAATTGTTTTATATCGAACCTATCAAAAGTGCAGTGGGTAAAACGCTTTACCCTGGGGAGCAAATCGGAATTGCCCAGGATATTTCAAAACGGTACCCGGATCACGGCATTTTGGCCCATGTGCATCTGGAAATTATAAAAGTCACATTGAACCCAGAGGATTATCTCATTGACCCGACCTATAGTCGTTTCTAATCATCAAGGCATTGCCCCGCGGTATGATCCTGCCTTAAAAAAAGGATTTGCCCGGACCGCGGAAAATTGCGATCTTTCATCCGGAAAGATCCAACCCCTGGCCGATGCCGTTCTTCAGAAAGCGGATACGAATTTATACAACTCTCTTTTTTTTTATAACGGTGCCTGGCAAACCGGAAATAACATGCATTACCTCAGCTGGAAGATCGGCAATTATGATCTGTTGATTTACCTGTCCGGCGGAGTACCCTATAAAAAAGTCAACGGGACCGCAGCACCCTTGGGCCAAACCCGGCCTTCAGCGCCCACCGTGGCCAGTAACGGCGCCGGCGTACTTTCCGATACGTTTTATTATATCATCACCCTCACTCGCAGCGTTAACGGTTATACCGATGAATCCGGGCCTTCATCTTCGGCAAACCTAACCGTGGGCGCTAAAAAAATCCTGGTGACACGCCCTGCTATTTCAGATTCCAATGTCACACACTGGAATATTTACCGAATGAGCAATGACAGCGGAGAATATCAGTTTGTTGCCCAGGTGGCCGCTGGATGGTCCACTTATGAGGATAACAATGCCGACGCGGACCTGGGGGCGTCTCCAACCACTTGGTACACATCCGACCAGGGCAATTCCATTAGTTTCAATAAACCGCAAGTTACATTCGACGGCCTGATCACGGAACCCTTTACCGGTATGATATTTGCCTGGAAGGGACCGACTCTGTATTGGTCTGAACCCGGCTACCCGGATGCATGGCCCTCTTTCTACAATATGAATATGCCGTCGGATATCAAACGGGTGATTCCCTTTGCCGGCACGGTGGCAGTTTTGACGGAAACAGGACCGCTCCGGGTAGACGGCACACATCCCGAATTGCTTCAGCCGTCAAAAGTTCTGGGCGAAGAACCCTGTATTGGTACCGCGGCATGTAAAACCTCTAAAGGCGTAGCATACCTGTCTGATTCCGGGACCGTGCTTTTCAACCTGGCGGAAACCATTGTCGTTTCAGATGATCGATTTACCGAGGATTGGTTCAAAAACAATGTGAGCAGCGCCGGTGCGTTCATGATCGAAAACGATGGGGTTTTATACCTTTTTCATTCCGCCGGCGTCCTGGTTGTGGATACCCGACCGAAAACAGCAATTTGGTTTACCCTGGACATTATCGCCTATGCCGGGCATGTACGCCCGGATACCGGGGATCTGTATTATATCGATTCCGCCGGAGTGCAAAAACCTTTCTCCGGATCCGGGGTTTTAGCCTGGACCTGGCAAAGCGGGGATATCGTCGGAGCGCATCCGGGTGACAAACCGTTTCAGGGGATCGAGGTTATAGGATCCGGGACCATTACCGCAACTCTTTACGCGGATGATGTCCAGCAAGCCACAAAAGCGTTGTCTTTTGCCATGGAGCGATATCGAACGCTTAATTTTCCGGCTGAAACCAATGTCAGAGCTATGCAGTATAAACTCACCGGGACCGGCCAGGTGAACGAGGTGGTTGTGAGGTATTCGCCGTGAGCAATCCGACACCAAATTCAACGCCAACAAATACCCGCCGCCGGCAATATAGAATCGGCCAGGTTTCCTTATCTGAAATCAATCGAGTGTTGCAGGATATCGGCCTAAGACTTGACCAGGTAGACGCCATTGGTCAAGATCCGGATATAAAAGGGCGCATTCTTCGGAACCTCAGTTCCGGAACCCTGGCCAAATTATCAACGGACAATCTTGCCGAAGGAAACAGCAATCTATATTTAACATCCGAACGGGTAGATGATCGTGTGGCGGCATTGCTTCAAGAAGGATCTGCCATAACTCTAACGTATGATGATGCTACCAATACGTTGGCAGTTGCCGTAAAAATCAAGGCGAATTACGGGATCGATGTCGATGTCGACGGTTTGAAGCTCAAAAAGCAGTCTCACATTGCCGATGCTTCCGCCGTGTCGTCATTGTCATTGGCAGCCGGGGCGGACACGGTTGATATGGCCGCTTTCAATACGGCGCTTGGAACCCTGGTTACAGAGATCAACGCAATCAAGACTGTCGTGAATACCATATTGGCAAACATGGAAGGCGCAGAAATCAATGCCACAGTATAAAACAGAATTAATGAACCAGATGGTATTAGAAGAAAAATTGATGTTTTTTTTAAAAGAAAACATCGCGGCCGTTCATTTTTGCATAAACCTGACCTATATCGCTCATGTCTGGGATGATCTGTATGATCAGGACAAAGCCCGGACCGGAAAAGACATCAGCGATGCCTTCAGGGTTGCCCTGGTGGATATTGCCTTGAATCCGTTTTATCTGGAACACCTGACCGATTTCCGGCCGCTGATGATGAACGCCATATTGCAATGGCAG